ACTCCGTCATGCTCGTAGATGATAAGCCCGTCGTAGATAAGCTCGGCACCTGTGAAGAGAGGATTGTCCTCACCTCTCCACCATGCATTCTGGTATGCTTCGAGAATGGGAGAATCGGTCTCGTCCTTGAGGTCCCTCATGCAGTAGGGATGCAGAACCACAACGTAGTAGTTCTTGCCCTTGTGCTTGATGGGTCGTATCTTCGGACTTGCGAGCTGTGCCATCCTCTTTGCGGTTCCGAGGTAGGATGAAAGCACGAGGTCGGTGGTGTCGAGAGTACCAACGGAACTGTGGTCAGCGGAACACCATACCTTCCTGTTTGTGGTGGGGGATGTTGCAAGAGTCTGGAACATCTCGTCCTGCAATGTCTCGGCCATCCATGTTTTGAGCTTTTCCTTTGCGTCCGCCCTCATGTCATAGGTGACCTTCTGCTCGTCCTCTATGCCTGTGAGCCTCACAGCGTTACGGAGCTGAGCAACGGATACGCTCATCTCGTAGCTGTTGATAGCTTCCTCGAAACCTTCGAGGGTATCGTCGTTGGATTTACCGCTTCCGCTCAGTTTTGTGGTGAGCCCGAAATGAACGGTGTCTCCGCCCTGCTTTGAAAGGGTTGTGTTCTTCTGGATAATGGAGCTTGGGGATGTTCCTATGAAACCGTTACTCTCAAAGAACATCTCGTCCTGTACGTCTTTATATAATTGCTTCGCCCATGCCTCAGCCTGGAGAGCTGCAATTGAAGCTGTTACTGCCATTGAATATCACTCCCTGAATTAGTGTTCCATTCAGAGAAAACTCAGGCTTCCACGGTGTATCCCGAAGGCTTCTTCCCCTCGAGAACGTCCCTCTTGGCCCTCTCGGGCCAGTTTTCGTACTCGGACATTCTCAACACCGCACCCTTTGCTGGGGTGCCTCCTGAGACATCATCGCCCCTCGGAAGAGAGTCCATTGCGTTGACCTTCTGTTTCTTCCGGTCGGACTCTTCCTTCCTGCGTCTTTCCTCGGCTTCCTTCTGGCCCTTCACCATGTTTTGGTACTTGTAGGCTGAGCCTATTACGTATGCCATCTCCGCAGGGTTGGGGGAGTTGAATATCATCTGGAGTGTGGATGCGTCACCGGACTGAGCCTGCTGTTGTGCATACTCGAGTACCGGAGAGGTAACGTCGTCATAGTCGGGATGCTTTGCCTTTGCTTCGGTCTCCCTCTGCTCGACGTAGGTATTGAATGCTTCGGCCTGTGTCCGTCTCTGTGTCTCCTTCTGAATGGGTTCGAACTTTTTCTGTAGCTTTTCCTCTATGAGTGCTTCGAGGGGATCTTTCTCTCCCTCGGACTCCTTCTGCTGTTGCTGTTGCATCTGCTGTATCTGCTGTTGCATCTGCTGGAGCTGTCTGTCCCTCTCCTGCCTCTTCCGTCTTTCCTCGTGAAGTGCGGCGAGAGGTACGGTCTTCTCCTGCTCGGGCTCCTTCTTCTCCGGCTCAGGTTCCTCGGTTTCCCCTTTTTCTCCCTCTTCCGGCTGGGAGCCGCCGTCTTCCGGGGTCTCCTTCTCCTGCTCCGGCTCTTCCGGAGTCTCTTCTGTTTCCTCTGTTTCCTCTGTTTCCTCTGTTTCTTCCTTCTTTTCCTCCAGCATTCCCTTTTCCCTCGCCACGTCGAGGTAGTCATCGTGGAGTTCCTCGGGAACACCGTCCTCCTTAAGCTCGCTCAATAACTGGTCTTCCGTATATTTTTCCTGCTCTTCTGCCATAGAGTTTTCCGACCTCCTGTCGAATTTTTTCGCCCATTACGCTGGCGACACGGTAGTTGCATAAAAAAACCTCCCTGAAAAAGGAAGGTCTATTTCTTCTTGTTCAGCCACTTCTCAAAGAGGGTTATTACCTTCTCCTTGAACAGTTTCTTGTCCTCGTACTGAGTGAAGTTCATTGACTCCCTCGTGAGCTGTCCGTCTATCATGAACCCCAGAAACATCTTGCTTTCTCCGACCTCGCCCCACTTCAGCACGTCGTACGCAAAGTCGTGGGTAGGCTTGTCCTCGTAGGGCTTGAGGATATTGGACACCCTCAGCCTGAGCTTCTTATCGTCCGGCATTTCCTACATTCCCCCTTCCTCCTGGATTTTGCGGACCCGGAGCACCCGGCTGGCCCGGTGTCACCTGACCCTGCTGGGGTGGTCCCTGTGCCTGCTGTGCCATCTGCATCTGCTGCATGTACCACTGCTTTAACTCCTCCTTGTGTGCGAAGTCATAACTGTCCACTATGATGTGCGGAGGTATCTCGACTCCCGCCTTGCGGAGTTCGAGTAGTGCGTAGTATTCGCTTGCCCTCTGTGTCGGAGTCGCCGGGGAGTCGGTTATAACGATGTCGAACTCTCCCACGGAAAGATCGTTGAGGGTGCGTTCCACCACCTGTGCGAAGGGGTTGTGGAAGGGCATGCCGGGAATGTTGGGTCTTTCCTGTACCCTCTGGTTTACGTTGACCACCTTTTCATCCCCGGTCTCGGAGATTATGCGGAATGTCTTTTCCTCGGTCATGAACTGCGGAATGAGACCCTTCTTCCCCGGTTCTCCCCACAGCATCCTCACAAGCCGTTTCTCCATGGCTTTGAGGTTGTCGAACAGGTTGGCTATCTGGGTGACTGCCTGTTTCTGACGCAGTTCTATAGCCCTTCCTGAAGTGGAGGCGGGCATGTCGACTGCCAGCATTGCCTCGTTTATTCCGGAGATGAAGCGGATGTCGTCGGAATACTGCTTGTCCAGCTCGAACATGGTTGCGGGTATCTGGTCTGTAGCCCACGGTTCGGGCTTGTCTCCGTTGTACTCTATGGTCACTCCGGGAGTGGAACCCATGGTGTCCAGCTTCCTCTTGCTCTCAGCACTGAGTGATCCGCTCTTGTAGAACCATCCTCTGTTGGCCATGGTGTTCACGATGTGAAGGAACTGCGAGCGTCTCTTGTTTATCTCCCTCTGGGGGTCGAGAAGGTTCTTCACAACCCCGAAGGGCATGTCTCCCTCTCCCTCGTAATATGCGTTGAACGGAACAACCGGGAGGTATCCGTGTTCGTAGGGTGACTTCTTGTCCTCAAGAAGAATGTCCCCCACAAAGGAGGCGACCCTTACGGTGTCACGGGGTATCTTCCTCGTCTCGAGAAGCTCTATCATCTCCTCGTCCTGGAACGGGAGGTCCTTCTTCTTAACAAGGCTCCCCTCGAAGAGATACCGTGTCTCACGCACCTTGTCCCTGTACCATATGTTTACAAGACGCACCTTCTTTGTGGTCTTGTCGTAGTCTATTACGGGGTCATAGAGAGTGTTCTCCGAGGTCGCCCTGCTGAGGGACTCCTCGTATTCATCCCACCTTTTCACCATACTGTTGATATCCTCTTTCCACTCGGGGAAGAGGTCGTTCACGTCGTCCTTGTCCACCCAGTGTGCGTCACAGATGTAATTGGCGTCGTCCAGCATGGGGTCTCTCGATTCCGGATCTACGTAGATATCGAACATGGACTTGCAGTCTATCTTTATCTCCGGCTCCATAGTGTCGTAGTTGAACTTGACATGAGGGTAGAGATAGCCGCGTCCTCCGATTATTCCCTGCCGGAATATACGTGACTTCTTCTTGAGATAGTCGTTCTGGTCGAGAAGGTACTTGGTCACACCTTTTCGCACGTCCCTCAGCTTCTGGTCATCGTCGCCCCTCGGCCTGAAGTCAGGCTCCGTGACGTTCAGCTTCTGGTGACCGTCGAGCAGGTTTATCAGGGGAAGTATCTTGTTTATGGTCAGGGAGGGACGCTGTTCCTTATTGAGCCTTTCAACATCCTTCTGTTCCCACTGCTTGCCCCACGTGAACTCAAAGCAGGTATAAGCCTCGTCCTTCCAGTCTGATTCACGCTCGACCGCACTCTTGAACCACTTCCTCAGTTTGTTCAGCTTGTCCACTGAGTCCTGCGTAGCCTTCGGCCTCGTTCCCCTGTCCTCTCTGTCCTTTTTCGGCATTCAATCACCTGCTTTCACTCCATAAAAAAAGACCCCTCGAAAGGGGCCTGTCATTTGTCTGTTTAACTTCATGATGTCCAGTAAACTCTAAAAACAGGCATGTTCGGTGACTCTGAGTTTGTTATTGTGAGAGTATTATGAATGCGGTCTATGTCTTCGTGGTCATGGATAGGGATTTTAACCTTTCCTGTTTTATTCAATGCCAAGACAACTGCTCTTTCATCGTGATCGACATAGACATTAAAACTGTCAACCCAGCCATACATCTCAAACTTTGGCTTCTCTTTCGGCTTTTCCTTCAAGACCGCACCCTGTCCCATTTTGTCGAAGGCGTTCTTAACGTAGGTCTGCATGTAGTTGTCAAAATCGTTCAACTTCTTGCTGACTTCTTGTTGCTTCTTGTCGAGTTCATTTTGCTTGCCAATTCTTTCGTCCAACGCTTGGTTGATTGCATGGAAAAGAGACTCCATTAAAACGTTACGCTCAGTCCGGTCAAATGGCATGTTAAACATGTCGCCACAATCCATTTCCATTTTTATACTTCCCTCTCCGTCGGTTCTGAAAAACATTACATATCCCCCTTTATATTTTTTGTGCAATATGCACAAAAACGCTATGTACTCATCCATGTGGTTGCTTCCTTTTTCTCGTCCTCGATATCGTATATGTCCCTTCTTTTCGGCGGCTCATCCATGACCGGCACAAATGGGCGTTCAGTCATGAAATACCTCACTGAGTCGTAGGCATGGTCTTCCTGATCCGTGTCCACGTCCTCCACCCTGCGGTCGTCGTAGACAAGGGCGGGGAGCGTTCTTATAAGGTGGGGACATGCGTCGGTCACCTGCCATGCGGGTTTCCACTTCTCCGTTCCGAAGTTCCATCCCCTCAGGCGGTTGTGTATCTGCATCTTCCCCTGAACACGCGAGTTCGGGCCCTTCTTCGCCTTGTTCCAGTAGATGCCCACGTCAGCGAAGTCATCCGCTATGGTCTTGCCCTGGGAGTTGCCCTTGCGTTCCCATATGTTGGTGTCGGATACTCCGTACTCTATGCGGTCGTCCTTTTCCATCTCCAGTATCAGCCTTCCCACCTCTGTGGCAGTCTCCTGAGACCCCACGTCAGGGCTTCCTCCTGAGCCGTACAGTTCACGGTACGTCCATATGACTCCGTCGAAGTCCACAGCGTGCCAGTAGACCGCAAAGGGCTTCGTGAACCCCCAGTCAAGGCTTCGATAGCGGGGCCAGCTTTTCGGTATCTCGAAATGCTCGACCACGTGGACGTCGTTCTTCCACTCGGTGAACACCTGCCCCTCGAACACGTCCCACGACCCCTCGGCATATGCCTTCCTGAGCTTCTCCGGCAGGGACTGGAGCTGTGTATAGTAGGAACTCGTAAGGTGAGGATTGTCAGTAGCCTTTGCGGGAATGAAGCAGAAATCATCCTTGGAGTAGAAGTCCTTCAGCTCCTGCGGTATCACCTTGTCTATCCATATCTGCCTCACCCACGCATGCCCCTTGCCTCCAGGGTTGGTCGCCGCCATGAACGGATTGTACTCAAGCCCCGGCCACCTCAGCCTCATACGCAGGAAGTTGAACACGTTCATGTCGTTTCTCGTAAGCTCGTCTATGGATATTGCGGCGAACTCTGCGGACAGGTACTTTGCGGGATCGTCAAGGTTGCGGAAGGCGATTATGCCTCCTCCGTAGCGTTCGTTGAGTCTCAGCTCGTGAGTAGACTCCCTCAGCTTGCCCAGCCATGTGGGCACCTCGTACGGTATCTTGGAAAGATGCCTCTCCCGAAGGGCGGGGAAGTCCTCGCAGAACAGCCCGACCCTCACGTAAGGGAAGCCCTTCCTCGCACAGTCCAGAAGAAAGGCGATGTTCGCCCACCTCAGGACGTACGACTTCCCGCCTCCAGCGGCACCTCCGTAGAGGATGAACTTCTTCTTGTCCCGCAGGGCCTGAAGGAAGTCATTCTGCCTCGAAGTGGGGTTGAAAAGTTCAGATATTTTCATAAAATCCCCCTATGTTTTTCATGATGTGCTGGAAACAAAACGCAAAAAAATGCTTAAAATACGCAAAAATACGCATGCAAAAACGTGCCTTCTGGACACAGGCTGGACACAAACGGGACGGTCTTTGACCAGTCATACCATAGGCTTAGAGAATTTCGATTTTCACTTTCTGGACACAAACTGGACACAAACTAAAATGTGCGTTTTACGCATAAATACGCATGAAAAAAACAATTTGCAATATTTATACACTTTCTGTAGAACCCGTCCATTAGCGGAAAAATTGAGCCTCGCTTTTACGCTTTAGTGAATGCTTAGCACCACATGCGGGTCTGGACACAAACTTTTTCTCTGAGGGCAGTCATAGCATGGAGTCCCATTTAGCACCAACAAACTTTCGGGACGCAGACGGGATGCAGACGGAAACAAACAAGAATGTAAAGAATAAATAAATATATATCGTTATTTTTTCGTAAACTCAAAAATAACTCGTGCAGATACCCAGATTGGAAACCCACCCTTAAGGGAAGCTCTAAATCGGAATATATAGAATATGTACCTTGTAATATGTTCGCTATTTCCTCTCAGTGGCAAATAGAGGGGTCTGTGACGTTAAAACTTGTTTTACAGGTATGTTTAGTCCTCTTTGGAAAAGTACATAGCTTAGAATGCAAATATGAGCCTTCAGTTAAACAGAGTTAATTGAATATATGC